GCTCGTTTAACCTAAATTCTGAGAACGCAGCCCCATCAGAGATTGTCCAATCCCCTTCTAGTAGCTGTCTGCGCTGCATTTCTGGTAAGGATAAGAGGTTAGCCTCGTATTGGCCGCCCTCCATAAGATACGGATTGTCCTGTAACTTAGCTGGAATGAACCTACGGTAGAATAAAGGCTCTCCTGCCTTATCGTGGCTGTCTGGATAGACTAAATCATCGCCGGTTTCTAAGTCTTTAGCTACAAATTTAGTACTCTCAGGCGCTGGGTCTATAAACATACGCTTAACCCAACCATGTCCTACACCACCAGGGTTTGTAGTAGCTCTCATGTAAGTTGGAAGTTCAGAATCTGTGGTTCTCAAGCGACTCCTCATATAATTCCACGCGAAGGGTGTGGGGTATTGAGTTAGCTCGTCGAAGGCTATGTAACTAAAGGCCTGACCTTGGTAACGTAAAACGTCCTGATCTCTCTCAAGGTAGGTAAGCCATAGCTTTGCACCACTTGGGAATGTCCATTGGGACTTCTTTTCACCCCATTTAGCACCCTTAAATATCTTTGGGTATAATTCCTGAGTTTTCCAAACAATTTCTCTTAACTCATCAGTGCTTCTACGAAGAATAAGGCCGTTAAAGTTAGGGTTTTCAAAGTACCGCATAGCGTCAGCTATAAGGGCATAAGTTTTTCCACCGCCTCCTGCGCCTCCATATAGTACTTCTCTTTCAGAAGATGCTAGGAACTCTGTCTGAGGTCCTGGGTTTGGAGAGAATATTACATCCCTCTTCTTCTTCTCACTTTCGATAACAGAGAAATCAAGATTTGCAGTACTAAGCTCTTCGTTAGGAGTTAAAGCTTCCAACTTTTTCTTGGCTAAGGTTAATAATCGTCTAGCATCAGTCTGTTTGCGTTTAGCTGCACTTAACTTTTTATCTTTAGCAGTCTTAGGTTTACGTTTCCTATTAGACTTTTCTAGTGCCTTTAAACGCTTAGAAGGATTATCACTATCCTTACCTCTACGAGTTTTCCAAATATGTATTAAGCCTTGGTGACTTATCTTGTCCCCAGTTTTCTCACCCAACCATTCAGCCGTCTTACGAGTAGAATGGCCTTCTTCAAGATAGTCCATAGCCTCCTCTACTAAGGAAGCTTTCTTTTCGTCGGGGACTAATACTAAAGGATCATCCTCAGATGCCTTATACGCATATGGTATCTTTGCAGTCTTATTAGGTCGTGTTCTGTTTAACCAGATGCTCAATCTTCATTCTTCGGTGGCAGAATAAACATCGCACCGCCTGTATTCTTAACTTCAACCTGCTCTTTTTTAACTAAGCCGGTTCTATCCATAATCTGTGCAGCCGCAGCTATAGAGTTCCTAGCACCCATAGCACCTGGATCATCTAAGACTTCAACCATACCCCATGCAGCTTTCGGTGCATTCATGGCAAGAATCCTAGAAGCTCTTTCATTTATCTCATCACCAAGGGATTGCAGCATTGAACTAATAGAAGTGGTGGCAGAGTATCCAGCTACATCCATAGCTTTACGGATACTGCCCTTAACTTCCTTCAACAGCAAAGCCTCTAAGAAGGCATTTTGCTTATCGGTATATACCTTCTCTTCTGGCATTACTTCTTAACCTTCTTCTTATATTTCTTCGCAGCTAACCCACCTTTAGCCATCTTACCGGCCTTAAGGTCTTTATAGGTTTTATCTGAGATTGTACTCTTACTCTTTGAGCGAGATGTACCAGCTTTCTTTCGAGCATTCATATTCTTGACTAGGGACATATATTTACCACTTCTTGCATGACCAGTATCGGGCCGTTAGTTTACTTTTAGCCGTGTCGCATTTGTGTCTTGCACGGAATGATTTACGAGCTTTGGGATTATCTTTTCGAATTTCCATATTAGGGTCGCCAAAGGTAATATACTTAACGACATCACCTTCTACCGCTAAGACCTCAAACTTCTTAGGGCCTCCTCTTCGGGGCTTATTAACTTGGGTAAATCCATGCCGCTTCTTACCGGCAGCTATCTTTTCTGATTTAGTCTTTGCCATGTATCCCTATCTCTAATTATTCATCATCAAATTCATCATCAATCAAATCAGGGATAAATCTTTTAGGGTCATGTGGGACAGCTACGGAACAGTCTTCTGTAACGAAGTATCTTCCGTAGCCATCAAACTCTTTACTTAAAGGATTGTTTTCCAGCTCTGCTTCAGAGACTAGGCCTTCTTCTACCAGTAATTGACGGATGCGATCAAACTTAAGACGTTGACCTGTACGTTGCTCTATGGCTGCACGTATGTAATATAAATTAAAAGACAATTCTTCTTTACCCCTACATTGTAACATTTAGTTAATAGTTTAGTCAAGCGGTTTATTATGCGATAACTGCATTATTCGGTTGACGATTAGCTAATCTATTGGTATAATGAATTGTCGGTTGAGAGGGCTACTATATATAACTAGTAATATACTCCTAGTATAATACTCTAAGCAGTAGTACCGCCGATCTTATCTCCATACACTTTTCTATAGATTTCCATTCTTGTTAGACCTACGTCTTTCAATTCACGATCAGTCATGTTGATTAATTGCCAGTAGGCTACTCTTTTAGTCTGTATCTCAGATATCTTACGCACCATTGCGCCTTCTCCTGTAAATACGTGTACTAGTATTGCGAACATCTTTGTGAACATAAT